TGTCAAAGAAAAATAATGTTAACGCACAGAGTAACTAGTCCATTATTGCTAGGATTAAGAGATGGTAATGGTGGGTTAGGCTCTAACGCTGACGAGATTAAAAACGCTAGTCTATTATTTAACAATGTTGTTATTAAGCCTTATCAAGACTTAATTACTGACGCATTAGATGAAATGTTTGCTGTAAATAACATTAGCTTAAACTTGTATTTTAAGACTATTGAGCCTTTAGAGTTTATGGACGTAGACGATACACTAGACGCTGAAACAATAGAAGAAGAAACAGGAGTAAAACAAGAAGATGATGTAGAAGCACTAGAAGCTACTAGGCAATGTTTCCACAATAATATAGATGATAAAATACTAAACAGCATAGCTGACGAGTTAATAGCTCTAGGAGAAGATGAGGACTTAGAAAACTACGAAGTTGTAGATGAAAGAGAGGTAGATTATGACAATGAAGAAACTCTAGACAAAATGCTTAACCTAGCTAGTACAGGAGTTGCAAGACCTAAAGCTAAAAGTGAGCAAGATGGTACTTCAAAGCAAGAAAGTCAAAAGGGAGTTATCTTTAAAGTAAGATATACCTACGCACCTAAATCTTTTAGGGAAAATTCTAGAGAGTTTTGTAAGAAGATGATATCAGCGGACAAAGTGTATCGTAAAGAAGATATTATAATGATGGACAATAAACCTGTTAACGCTGGCTTTGGAGAGTTTGGGGCTTCAACCTATTCAATCTGGCTATATAAAGGCGGTCCTAGATGTAGGCATAAATGGTTTAGAAAGACTTATATGCTTAAAGATGGTAAGCAAACAGAGATAACAACAGGTAAAGCTAGAAGCAAAGGTTTTGTAGCACCAGTTAACGACCAAAAAGTGCCTGTAGCTCCTAACGATATGCCTTTGAAAGGATATAGTCCTAATAACCCTAACCTACCTAAAGACGTAAGATAATGGCTAAAGCACTATTTATAACACGACAAGACTTAGTTACTTTTACAAGTGCTAACGGTAACTTAGACCCTGACAAGTTTTTGCCTTATGTTAAAATTGCGCAGGACATACATATGCAGAATTATTTAGGCACTGATTTATACGAAAAGATAGAAGCATTAATTACAGCAGGAACGCTAACTTTAGTAGCTAACCCTACATACTTTAATTTAGTAAAAGACTATTGTAAAGATATGCTTATTTATTGGGCTATGGTGGAGTATTTACCTTATGCTGGTATTAACATAACTAACAGCGGAATCTTTTCTACACAGCCTGAAAATAGCACAGTATTAGACAAAGATAGAATTGACAGTTTGATTGAAAAAGCTAGAGACACCGCTCAGCACTATACTAGAAGGTTTATAGATTATATGAATTTTAATCAAAGCACTTTTCCTGAATATACTAGCAACAGTAACGGAGATGTAAGTCCTGATGATGTTGCAGATTTTGGAGGATGGGTATTATAAAAAATTAGAAAATGGCAAACGAAATATATAATAGTTCTTATTGGGGTAATGGAGTCTGCGACAACACTATTGATTGGGGAGTAGTTTATAAAGATTTCGCAGGCTGCACTCCCGCCTTCCAAAATATATATTCACTTAGCTTCGATGGTGTGGATGATTTCATTGGTTTTTCACCTTTCTCTTTGTCAGGAGAATTTACACTTTCTGCTTGGGTTAAACCTGTAAGCCTGAGTGCAAATCAAGGAAATATAATAAGTTCAGCAACAAGCAACGCAAACAAAATAGGCATTTCTTCTGCTTCTTCAGTTCAAGTTAAATTAGGTGGCACATTGTCTACTATAACAGATGGAGGCGGTAATAATTTTTCAATTGGTGTTTGGCAACATATTTTAATTATAAGAGATTCAAGTAATATTGTAACTGTGTTTAGAAATGGTTCTGCCTTTGGTTCAGCTTCATCAGCAAACGCTGGAACAGGAACATACGATAGTATTGGTAAATTTAATAATTCTCAATTTTTAGATGAACAGTTGGATGAAGTGGCTTATTGGACATCTGACCAAAGCGCAAATATAGCTTCTATATATTCAGCAAGTGGAGCTGTTGATTTATCTTCATTAAACCCTACAGCGTGGTATCGTATGGGTGACAACGGTTCTTACAAATCACCACAGTGGTTAATACCTAATAATAGTAATGTTGCTAATTCAAGATTTTCTAACTATTCATTTTTATTTGATGGTGTGGATGATTATGTAGATGTTGGAAACCCAACAAGTTTACAAATAACTGGTGCTTTAAGTATTTCTGCTTGGGTTAAATTTACTGGTAATACTGCTCCAATTGTTTCTAAATATGAAAGTGGTAGTGCAGCAAGACCTAAAAGTTTTGGGTTAGAGGGAGATAGAAGTGGCTCAAGTCATTCACCTAAGTTTTTTATATATAATTCAGGCACAATATACGAAACCCCCACCTCAGGAAAAGTAGTTGACGATGGGAATTGGCACCATTTATTAGCAGTTTTTAATCCATCTACTTATTTAAGGTTGTATATTGATGGAAATTTAGAACAAGAAAATACAACTTCGATTCCAGCTACTATTGACAATGACGCTGCTGATTTTGTTATAGGTGCTATAAAATCTGTTGGCAATCCAGTTACTTTCTTTAGTGGAAACATTGACGAGGTTGCGGTTTGGAACTCTGACCAATCAGCAAATGTAGCTTCTATTTATAATAGTGGAGTACCTACCACAATAACAGGTGCAGTAGCACATTGGAAAATGGGTGAAGAGGCAACATTTGTTTACAATGTTAATCCTGAAGGAACGTGGACAATACCCGACCAAGTAGCAAGTAATGACGGAACGTCAAACAATACATTTTTAGATACAGGAAGGGTAGGAGATGCGCCAAACAGCACTTCAAATGCAGTTAGTTTTAACATGTTAGAAACTGATAGAAAGGAAGATACACCACCAACACCTTAAAATAAATATAAAAAATGAAAGCAAGATTAAATAACTTAACATATGCAATTTGCAACATTGCAACAGATTTGCAAAACATTGACTTTAGCCAAGTAGGGCAAAGTTCAGCAGGAACAATTAGAAGGAGTTTAGATGATACTCTTTTTGTAATTAAATACAATGCAGAGCCTACTTTTATTAAAGATGGAACAGTAACACCTTCACAAGTTTTAAGTCATTCAGAGTGCTTAGAATTAATGTCAAGTGCTGAATGGTCAGAACCGATAGAAGAAGAAGTAGCTAAGAAATGAGAAAGGCGCTCACATCAACGAAAGAGGAAAAAGCAAAGAAGAAGAGAAAAGGCATTCACTCGAAAACAAAGACGAGTAAACTTAAAAAGAGTAAGAACTATAAGAAAGCGTATAAAGGACAAGGTAAATAGCTAAGTTATGGAAGATAAGATAGATAAGTTAATACAAGGGCAGGTGGAGATTCAGACCAAGTTAAATACTATGGACGAAAAGACTAAAGACCAAGAGAAAAGATTAAGAAGTTTAGAGCAAAAGTTTTGGGCTGCTCTAGGGACTTTCTTTGTAGGCATTGCTACATTTATTGAAGGTCTATTTTTAGGTAAGTAAAACGTAAAATTATGAGAGAAGTAAATAAAATTATTATTCACTGTTCTGCTACTGTAGAAGGTGTTAACGTTTCAACAGCAACCATTAAGAGCTGGCACGTTAAAGGTAGAGGATGGTCAGACATTGGCTATCATTTTATTATAGGGCTTGACGGAGCTATAGATTACGGTAGACCGATAAGCAGGCAAGGCGCTCACACAAAAGGCGAAAACGCAGACAGCATAGGAATTTGTTATATTGGTGGTTTAAGCGAAAAGAAAAGAGCTAAAGACACTAGAACAGAAGCACAAAAGAAAGCATTAATTAAGATACTTAAAACACTAACTCACATCTACCCTAATGCCACTATTCATAGCCATTTTGAGTATGCTAATAAATCTTGTCCCTGCTTTAATGCTGGGTCTGAGTATGCTGACTTACAGCCTGAAGGCTATGTATATGAAAAAAATAAAACTAAAACAAAAAAGAAAGATGAAAAATAGATTATTCTCAAATTATGTAACGACAATTCTAGGAGTGCTAATAATTATATTCTGTGCTGTTATGATGTTTTTAGAAAAAGCTAACTCAACAGAATTAAGTGGCTGGCTGGCGTTAGGTATAATGTTTTTACGCTCTAAAGATTCTTTAATTGCACTTCCTAAAGAGTAGCATATTAATTTTTTTATTGGTTAGCTGTTCACCACAGAAACGGATGAATAGATTAATTAAGAAATTCCCTAATTTAGTTCAGTTAGATACTATTAGAATAGTTGATACTATTATAGTTCCTACTATTGAACACGATACAACTACAATTTTTAAAGTTTCCACACACGATACAGTTATAAACAGCGAAAAGGTTTTTTTAAAATACTTTTATGACACACTTACCAGAGAAATACACCACGAATATATATGCTTCGGGGATACGATTATACAGGAGAAAATTGTTCCGATTGAGAAAGTCATTTACAAGGAACTTGACTGGTGGGAAAAGTACCAAAGTTTAATTTATATAGGTTTAGCTTTGTTTGTTTTATCTATAATATATAAGCGTTTAACAAAGTGAAAGAACACAATAAATATTACAAACCAAAAAAGGGTAATCCACGTTATAGATTAAATACAGATGAAGCAGATATTATAAACGAATATCGAAGAATTAAAAAAGAAGCAGAAAAAGAGGGTATAAACCCTAATGATGTTCACAGTGGTTGGATTAAATCTAAAAAAGCTAGTTTATATTTTAAGAACAGGAACTTTAGAGAAAAAGATTTACAAGACTTTAAGAAAGATTTACTAAAAGACTTACAAGAATACTCTCCTAATTTTGATTATATAGAAAAACCAAGAGTTAGAGATGGTCATTGTTTGTTAATCTCACCAGCAGACATTCACATTGGTAAGCTATGCAAGTCTTTTGTTTCAGGCGAAGAATATAACAAGCAAATAGCAGTACAAAGAACTTTAGAAGGTGTTAAAGGTTGCTTAGAAAAGAGCAGAGGTTTTAACATAGACAAAATAGTTTTACTGTTAGGAAACGACTGTATGCACATTGACACTCCTAGCGGTGGTAAAACAACAAGGGGAACTACTCAAGACGTAGATGGTTTATTTTACGAACATTTTCACATAGCTAAACGCTTATATGTTAATATTATAGAAACGCTGTTAGGCTTTTATCCTGACATAAAAGTAATATACAACAGTAGCAATCACGACTACTTAACAGGCTTTTGCTTAGCTGACGTTATAGCTACTTATTTTAGAAACAATAAGAACATTAGCTTTGATATAAGTTTGCAGCATAGAAAGTATTATAAGTATCATAACAATCTTATAGGCTCTACTCACGGAGATGGTGCTAAGTGGGACTTGCTACCTTTATTAATGGCTGATGAAAGCAAAGACTGGAGTAACTGCAAATATAGATATATGTTTACGCACCACGTTCACCATAAAGTAGCTAAAGACTATGTAGGAGTTAGTTTAGAGAGTTTAAGAAGTCCAAGCCCTGCTGATAGTTGGCACCATAAAAGCGGTTATACTTCATCTAATAATCAAGCTATAGAAAGCTACATATTTTCTAAGCAATTTGGTCAAGTTGCAAGACTTACACATTTATTTTAATTTTTTTTTACAGAGGTAGGAGCAACTTTTTTTAAAGTTTTTTTGTTTTAAGTGTTGTGTATTTATAAATAATATATATATTTACAGAAATATTTAATCAAATGAAAAAAATACAAAACATTATAGAACAAGTAGAGCAAGGTAAAATTACAGCTCAAGAATCTGTTAAACTTATTAAAGCAATAGTTATAGAATCTCAAGAAGATGAATTATTAGACTATGCATTTGCTTTAACTAAATAATACAACTATGAAAGGAAATAAATATAAATACTAAAGAGTAAGTATTAGAAACAAGGAATTTCTAAAAGAGAAAATCAAACTTGCTAAACAACGATTAAAAAACTAGATTAATATTGAAGTATGAAAAAAGAAATACTAAAATCAATAGCGTTAGTAGCTGCGCTTTACATTAGCTACAGAATCGTAATTTATTTAATAATTAATATTTAAAAAAATGGTAAGAACATTTTACGTCCAAAAAGGTAAAGAGGACATTATGCACAAATTCAAAGAAACTAACGAAAAGTTAGGACTAAATTATTCTGCTACACTGGTAGAATTAATGGAAAAATTCAATAAGTCAAACGCTAAAAAAACTAAAGATGGAAACAGAGATTAAATACAGCAAAAACATTTTCACGCTATCCGACAGACATACTACGGTAGACGTAGAACTAAGCAAGAACCACGATACTACTAGTGTATCTTTTACAAGTTTTGAAACTGACTATAACCTTTGTATTAACAATGGGGAGTTTATGCAGTTACTTAAATTATTGCAATCTATAAAAGAGCAGTTATGATGTACCAGCAGACAAACGAAGAACTAGAAGCTAACAGACATAGACAGCTAGTTATTGAGCAATGGCAGAAAGCAGACGCTCAAGACAAACTTAATAAAGCGTTATATAGCGTTTGTTTAAGCATAGATTGGCATAAAAACATTTTGCTAACTATTAACACTACTTTAAGAATTGAGTCGCTTAGAAGTCTTTTAAATGCATTTAAGAAACATAAAGCAGAATTAGAAAGCATTAAAGAGAAGTTTAAAACTATGAACGTAAACAGTTTACGCTGTAATAAATTACTTTTAGAGACTAATAATTTACTAGACATAACATTTAAAAAAATCAACGATGAGCAGAAAAGAACAACTAAACACACTTTTTAAGAAGTATAATTTAGATGTAGAAGACACATTTAAACACAAACACTATAACATAATAACTAGAAGCGGAATCGACAAGATACAAGCTAAAGCAGGCATTAACATAGACTATGATTTAAAACATTATAACCCTGACTTAAAGACTTGTATTATCAAAGCTACTGGAACTAAAGAAAGTATAACAATTCAAACCTATGGCGAGTGCTCACCTGAGAACAATAGAAACGCTTATCCTGTAGCAATTGCAGAGAAGAGAGCAATGAGTAGAATCGTTCTTAAATTATGTGGCTTTTACGAGTTAGGAGTATTTGGAGAAGATGAAGCAGAGGACTTTAAAAAACCTAGAATATGAAAAAAGATAGATTAAGCTATTCAGCACTAAGTCAATTTAGTAAGAGTCCAAACCACTTGCTAAGCTATTGGAACAAAGAACAAAAGCCAGCAACTGAAGCACAAGAGTTTGGTAAGCTATTGCATAAGATGATTTTAGAACCTGAAGAAATGCTACAAGAGTACATACAGTATGAAGGTAGAAGGGCAGGCAAGGCTTGGACAGACTTCCAAGAGTTACATTTAAGCAAGACTATAGTAACTTCTAAATTATACAACCATTGCTATAAGACTTATAATAAAGCGTTAAATAATAATATATTTAAGGACTTATTGCACAAGACTACAACAACAGAGAAACACGTTGAATGGACTTGTAAAGGTGTTAACTTTCACGGCTATGTAGATATGATAGGAGAAGGCTTTATAGCTGATAT